GGCCCCACGCGCCGGATCATTTGCCGCTGAAGCCCGAGCCGCTGCCGTAGCTGCCGGTGCCGTAGCTGCCCTCGCCGTAGGTGCTGCTCACGTCATGCCGCCGGCGTGACCGCTACCCGCCAGTTCTGGTCGAAGCTGGCGACGGCGCCGGTGGTGACGTTGCCGACGAGGACGGTGACGGTGTCGGCGGCGCTGACGCGGGCGGACCAGATCAGGCCGGTGCCGATGTTCCCTTCGGGGCTTGCCTGGGCGGCCATGGCGCTCGTCGCGCCGGGGACGCTGATCGTCTGGGTTGCGACGCTGTTCGCGGGGATCGTTCCGAACGAGAGCACGGCGCGGGCGCCGACACCTTCGAGCCGTCGCCAGATGACGTTCCCGGCCGGCTGCACGAGCATGTGCAAGACGCCCTGCTGGTCGAGCTGGGAGAGGACGAGGTCGCGGGACCGGTCGACGTCGTTGATGATCTTGTCGCCCGCCCCGGCACCGTAGGCGCGTGCACCGATGATCTGGTAGCTGCTGTTGGAGCCGCCGCCCGCGTTGATCTTCCAGCCGATGTCGGTTCCCCGGTAGGTGATGTGCGGTTGGACGAAGGTGACGTTCAGCATCGTGCCGCCGGTGTCGAGGAGGTGGTGGATCGGCTGGGCCTCCCCGTGGTAGCCGTCGATCAGGATGTCGGTCGCGTAGCCGTACTTGACGCCGGCGGTGGTGCTGGTCTCGACGTCGAGGCCGAAGAACTTGACGAGCGAGCAGGTCATGGTGGCGTCGCCCACGACGCCGAGCTGCAGGCCGACCGTGCAGGTGAGGCATTGGAGCCCGAAGATCCACGCCTCCTGGCCGCCCATCGTGACGCCGGTGTCGGTGGCGTTGTCGACCCTGGCCTTCCACCAGATCGCCGGCTGCTGCAGGTTCGTGAGGATCCCCTTCTTCACGAGCCCCTGCGTGAGCAGCGTCCAGTCGAACAGGTAGAGCCGCTCGGTCGCGTTGATGTCCGGGTAGGCGGTGCCGGACCCGTTCGCGGTCACGTCGAGGGTGGCGCCGCCGCTGGTGGCGCTGATCGTGAACGTCGTCGAGTTGGGGAGCGTCTTCACGTAGTAGACGCGGCCGGCGGTGATCCCACCGGGGAGGCTCGTCCCCTTGAACGCGATCTTGTTTCCGACCTGGCCGATCCCGTGCGGCGAGCTGGTCGTGAAGGTGTCCGTGGCCGCGTCGGCGGTGAACGCGACCGGCAGGTCCTGGCAGGAGACGAGCATCGCGTTGGTGGTGTCGTCGGGGCCGTAGCCGGCGGCCGCCCGCTGGATGCCGGCGCGGAGCCTCGTGCCGGTGGCCGCGTACAGGGGGGCTGTGACGTTGTACGTCTTGCCGTGCCCTTCGATCCAGACGCCGCTCGCGTTGCGAACGACTTCGTCGATCGCGGCCTGGATCGAGACGGTGTCGTCGGCGGACCCGTCGCCGTAGGCGCCGAACAGGAGCAGCGACACCGAATCTGTGACCACCGTGACGGTCGCAGCGTTCGGGTGCGCCCTGGTCAGCGCGGAGCTGAGCGTCACGGTGGTGCCCGCGTAGCTGGTGGCGGTGCGGATCTCGCAGGCGCCGCTGTACGCCTCGATCGCGAGGATGACCCGTTGGCCGCTCAACCAGCCGGGCGCACGGTCGAGCGTGACGGTGGTCGCGTTCGCGAGCGTCGCCCCGTTCAGCTTCCAGATTGGTGAGGGGTTGCCGCCGGCGCCGGCGCCGGCGAGCGCGTCGAGGCGGGCGGCGACGTCGGCGTAGGTGCCGGACGGGTTGACGCCGAGCTCGGTGAGCGCGGCGATCAGCTCGGCGGCGAGCTTGTTGTGGTGGGCGGCGTGGTCCTCGGTGTAGGCGGGGTTCGTCTCGTGGCCGGTCGTCGCCGCCGGGGTGGCGTTCGTCTTGTTGGCGGCGATCGCGGGGATGCTCGAGGGGTAGTCGGCCATCAGCGCTCGACCTGGTAGGAGATTCGCCGGTCGAGCTGCTCGTCCATCGGCCGGGCGACCGCCCTGGCGAACCGGCGGCCGTCGAGGTTGATCTCCACCACGATCGGCCTGTCGCCGCCCGTCCGGCTGCCGTTCACGATCACGTCCTCGAGCGCCCGCGTGAGCCGCCGGTCGATCACGTATTCGCCGGGTGTGAGCTGGGCGAGCACCGTGTCCTCACGGCCGATGTAGGCGCCGCCGACCTTCCCGCCGGCCTGGAACGGGCCGCGGATCGGGATCTGACCCGCCGCCCCCGGGGCGACCGACGGCGGGAAGATCTGGGTGGGCGCGTGCCGTTGCACGCTCGGCGCCGAGATCCCGGTGAACCCCTGGGCGAGCAGCCAGGCGATGAACTCGGCCCAGCTCTTCTTCTTCGCGTCGATCCACGCCTGCCAGTCGTCGAGGTCGTTCTGGAGCTGGGTGCGCTGGTCGTCGCGGTGCTCCTGCCACGCCTGCAACTCGGCGTCCCGCTGGTCCTGGAACGCCTGCTCCCGGAGCGCCTCCTGATCCTCCAACGCCTGCCGGAGCTGGTCGCGCTGCTGCTGGTAGGCGGCCTGGCGTGCGGCCGCCTGCTCGTCCGCCGCCTTCCGGGACGCGTCGGCGGCCTGCTGGAGGGCGCGCTCCTGGTCGTCGAGGTCGAGCTGGCGGAGGCGTTCGGTGTCGCCGGCTGCGATCGCGTCCGCCCGCTCCTTCGCCCGCTGCTCCGCGTCCCGGGCCTCCCGGAACTGGCGCAGCGCCCGCTCCGCCGGCGTCTCCGCCGGGGCGGCGAGGCGGGCGAGGCCCCGCTGGGTCTCGGCGTCGAAGGCGGCGAGCTGCTGCTCGAACCCGCGCCGCATCTGCGTGAGCGCCTGCTCGGTCTGCCGGTTGAAGTCGCGGACGTGCAGCTCCGTGACCCGGTCGAACTGGCGGAACACCGTCGTGGTGGCGGCGGAGAAGGTGCGCTCGAATGCGCGCTTCGCCTCCTCGTTCGCCTGCTCGATCTGGCTGGTGAGCGTCTTCTTCCACTTCCCGATCTGGGTGCGCGTCGCCTGCGAGATCTGGTTCACGCCCTTCGAGAGGCCGCTGGTGATCGCGCCGAAGACCGGCGCCAGCGACCCGCCCGCCGTCCTGGCCGCCGACGAGCCCGCCCCGGCCGCCGCCCCCGCCACAGCCGCAGCAGGGGCCGTTGGAACGCTGCCTCCGGCCCCGCCGCCGCCGGGGATGACCAGACGAGGCCCCGCGCCACCGCCACGGCCCGACAGGGCTTTCGTGACCGCCTCCGGGCCGCCCGTATAGGCGACGTGGATGTGGTCCATGTGCTGGCGTTGCAGGGTGGCGTCGAAGAAGCGGACGCCGTAGTGGTAGAGGCCCCACGGCCCGAACAGCTCGGCGAAGAGCTGCCGGTGCGCGAACAGCTTGTTCCAGACGCCGCGGTCGACGGCGAGGTCGGCGGCCTGGCCGCGGTAGTGGTAGCTGTGCTTGGCGTGGCCGCTGGTGGCGAAGTCGTCGTTGACGCGCGCCCCGGTGAGCCTTTCGACGGCGGCGAGGCCGGGGGTGATCGGGCCCGTGCTGCCCCTCGTGGTCTGGCCGCCGGTGGCGGGGATGACGGTGCCGGAGCGGCGCAGCACGGTCGCGCCATGCTGCTGGGCGGTGTACGCGTAGCTGGTCATCGCCTGCTGGGCGGCGGTGTTGAACGCCCGGCCCGCGCTGGCGCCGCCGGCGGCGAACGCGTCACGGACGTTCGCGAAGTCCGGCTTCCATTTGCGCAGGTAGTCGTTGATCTCGTTGAGGGCGGCCTTGGCCTTGCCGCCCACGACGGGCAGGTACGAGGCGGCTTTGAGGAGGCCGCGGATGGCGGCGGTGGCGTACTGGAGGATCGCGTAGACGGCGGCGCGGGCGATCTCCTTCAGCGCGGCGAAGGCGGCGTTCCCGGTCCGCTTCAGATAGTCCCAGAAGGTGGCGAACCAGCCCTTCACCTTCGACCAGTGCGTGATGATGTAGCTGGCAGCGATCCCGGCCGCGATCGCGAGCGCCCCCCAGCCGGTGGAGACGAGGGCGGCTTTCCAGGCGGTGGAGACGCCGAACGCGGCGGCGATGTTCGCCGCCCGAACCGCGAGCGCGGACGCGATCCCGGCGGCCTTGAAGCCGGCCCAGGCGCCGACCAGCACGACCAGCGTGTTCTTCAACCCGCCGAGCAGCCCGACGACCGTGCGAATGACGCCGATCACCTGGCCGATCGCCTTCGCGACCCCGATCACCGTGTCCCGGAAGCGGGCCTGCGCCTGCTTGTTCGACGCGAACTCGTTCACGGAGCGCTGCAACGACCCGATCAGCTGCCGCACCGACGGCAACAGGCCACGGAGGAAGTCGGCCGACAGGTTCCTGACGCTCTCGCGGAGGACGTCGATGCCGCCCTTCGCCCGCTCCTGCGCCGCCGCCTGGCCGCCGAACTCGGTCGTGACCTCCCGGAGGATGATCTTCTGCGCCTCGAGCAGCTTCCCGTGCTGGACGAGCGTCTTGATCTGCTCCTGGGTGTCCTTCGTCAGCAGCACCCCGACGCGGCGCAGGGCGGTCATCCCCGTGACCGGGTCGTTCAGCGCCTTCCCCAGCTGCAGCACCGAGGACTGGAGGTCCTGGCCGAGCACCGCCGACATGTCGAGGGCGGCCCTCGTGGTCTGGTTGAAGACGTCGTTGCCCTTGCCGGCCTCGTTGCGGACGCGGGTGAAGGTGAGGAGGAGGTTCTCGCCGGACTTGATCGCCTCATCGTCGACGCCGGTCTTCTGGAGGAGGCTGTTGGCGAGCTGGTCGATCTGGCGGGCGGTCACGTTCGCCTGGCCGCCGGTGGAGCGGAGCGCCTGCCTGGTCTGGGCGGCGACCCGGACGGATTCGGACAGCTCGTTGGCGGCGCCGCGGACGGCGGCGGTGATCCCGTAGCCGCCGATGAAGCCTGCGGAGGCGAACGCGAGCGAGCGGCCGAAGCTGCGGAAGATGCCGGAGCCGGCGAGGGCGCCGCGGCTGAGCTTGCCGACGTCGCGCTCGGCGTCACGGACGCCGCCACCGAACACGGCCATGTTGCGGCCCTCGCGGCTGGCGGTCCTGCCGACCGCCTGGAGCGCCTCCTGCGTCTGCTTGGCAGCAGTGACGGCGCCGCGGGAGGCGCCGTCGAACTCGATCCCGACCCGGTTCACCTAACCGCCCTCCTCCGCGAGCGGGTCCGGCCCGTCGCCGCCCCACGGCACGAGACGCAGCTCCCGCTTGCTGGGCGGGTCGAGGCCGCGGTCGGCGTCGCCGCCGGCATCGCTTACGCGGCCGCTGCGGGTGTCTCGGCGGGCGGCTTCGAGGTAGGCGACGAAGATCCCCCAGGCGAGCCCGTCGGGGGCGCCACAGGGGGTGAGCCAGTAGCCTGGCCCCCAGCCGCGGGCGTTGCCGAGCTCGACGAGGGTGAGGACGACGAGCTCCCCGACGCTAAAGGGTCGCCGGACCCTTCGCCCGCGCCCGCGCCCTGCTCGTCGTCGCCTGCGGTGTCGGTATCGGCGCCGTCACCGGCGAGCGCGTCCGTGACCGCCCCCGTGACCGTGTCCGCACCGGCGAGCCAGCCGAGCAGCGCGGCGAGCTGCTGCGGCTCCAGGTCGTCGAGCCCCGGCGCATCCGGGCTCTTCTCCCGGATCAGTCCGGTGACGAGCTCGAGCGCCGAACGCATCGCTGCTGCGAGCGCCGCCCTGTCCTCGGACTCGTAGGCGTGCGAGAGGTCCTGCTCCAGCTGGAGCATCGTGAGCATCGTCGGCACCGAGACGGCGCCCCGGATCGGGTAGCCGCGGCCGCCGACGGTGAGCGTCCGGTCGGGTGCCGCGATCAGGTCGAGGTTGAGATCCGCCACCGGCTCAGGTGTACGTCGCGACCGCCGAGATCCCGTTCACCAAAGTGATCTTGCAGTCGTATCCGGCGACGTCGTCGATGGCGGCGAACCAGTTGAGGTCGAGGCCGCGGCGGCGGCTGTTCGTCAGCTCCGCCGGATCGCCGCCCACGTACTGGGCGGCCGGCATCTCGAACCACATCCCGTACTTCTTCGCGGTCGCCCCGATCACGGCGGGGCTGATCCACTTCGCCGTCAGCGCGAACGTGGTGCCGGCGACCATCGCGTCGTAGTCGGTCGAGGAGAGGAGCCGCTTCGGGATCGTCCCGGACACCTGCACCTGCTCCTCCCCGAACAGCAGCTGGTCCGGCCAGAGCGACGGGGTCGCGAGCGTGAACGACTTGTCGCGCTCGAGCGAGTTGGCGATCGCGATCGTGAAGTCCGAGAGGGCCGGGGAGCCGCCGCCGAGGCCGGTGACGACGAGGTCGCCGCGCCGGAACGGCCACTTCGTCGACGCGATCACCGCCGGCACCGTCGTCGCGTCCGCGGCGAGGCGCTTGATGAACAGGCCGACGAGGTCGCCGGTGATCTCGCCGGCGGCGTTCAGGTTCAGCGACGCGAGCGCGTACCCGTAGCCGTCGAGCTCGACGTTCTCGCGGCTGTAGTTCGTCCTGATCCTGGCGGTCTGCGGGGTGATCCCCGTTTGCTTGGTGAAGACCCACTTGTGCGCGCCGGCGGGGATCGTCGCGCCGTCCGGGTCGGTGATGATGCCGTCGCCGGCGGTGTGGACGCCGGCCCAGCCGTTGATCGCGAGCAGCCACGTCATCAGGTCCCCGTAGGCGCGCGTCGACAGCGACCCGGCGGGGGCGTAGTCGTCCGCGAGCCGTGCGGGCTCGCCGAGAAGGCCGGTCAGCTCGTCCGCCCGCGACAGCGGCGTCGGCGCCGGCGACAGCCGGACGGCGCGGGCGCGCGGGTAGTGGAGGTTCGTGCTCTTCCGGTTCGGGGTGGCGCTGCTCGAGTAGGTCGCCTCGGTGTTCGGCGACTCCTCGAGCGCGATCTCGACGAAGTCGACGGCAGCCACTTACGCCTCCCCGTCCTCGGCGGTGAGCTGGGCGAGCGCCTGGCCGGGGTCGGCGCCGGCGCGCACCTGGTCGATGACGGCGACTTTCGCCTCGAGCTTCGGCCGCGGCTCCGCCGGGAACTCGAACCCGAGCTCGGCGGCGACCTTGTCAGCCTCCGCGTGGGTGGAGACGCGGCCGCCGGCCTTCGCGTCGACCGCGTCGTCGACGCGCGCGGCGTCGAGCTCGGCCTGGGAGGGCGCGTGGTTGTCGCCGCGCAGCCCCTCCGGGTCGGCGTCCCCGGGGGCGGCGCTCGTTACGGCGAGCAGCTGCTGGTCGCCGAACACCTCGGCCATCCGTACGCGGGCCTCGTGCTCGGTGGGGAGGTCGAGGTGGCGGATCGCGAGCGGCCGGCCGACCTGCCAGACGCCGGGGAAGCCGGGGAACAGGAACGGCCCCTCGCCGGTGAGGCCGGCAGCCTCGGCGGCCTCACGGGTCAGGACGAGCGCGGTCTCGGACGCCATCGCTGTAGATTCGGCACCAGCCGTCGGTTTAGAGCGGCTGGCCGCGGGCGAACGCCGGCGCCGTGTACGGGTTGAGGTCGTCGGTCGTCGGTGTCTGCTGCCCGTAGCCGGGCTCCTGCTGCCAGAACGACGTCGCCGACGGCGCATCAGCCGAGGCTTCGAGCACCGCCACCGCCGGATGGGTGCCGGTGGTGAGCGCCTCCACCGCCTGCTCGTAGCGGCGACGTGCATCGTCGAGCGTCTTCGCCGCCGACGACGGGCCCGACGTCTCCGGGTAGGTCGCCTCCAGCGCGAGCACGAGCGCCCCGTCGGCGTTGACGCCGCGGAGCGCGTTCGCGGCCGCCGACCCCGCCAGCGGTGGTGTGAGGCCGCGTGCGGCGACGAGCGCGTCGATCTCGGCGGCGACGTCGTCGAGGAACCCCTCGATATCGCTGAACGACGGCGCCGACTCCGCCGTCCACGCGCGTGCGAGTGCGCCGGCGCGGGCGGTGACAGCCGAGAGGTTCGCGTACGCCACGAGGGCGCCCCGCGGCTAGGGCCGGATGCCGGCCTGCTCGAGCGCCTTGATCTTCTCGTCCGGCGTCCGCACGTGCTGGGCGAACGAGAAGTCGTTCTTCTCGGCGAGCTTGTCGAGCTCGTCGTGGCTGCGCGGATACCCGGTCGGCGTCTCATCCGCCTGCTCGGCATCCTGGTCGCCGGCGGCGGCCTTCGCCCGCTTCGACCCGGCCTTCTCGAGCGCAGCGCCGCCACGGTCGAACTCCTCCTGGGAGACCTGGATCTCCTCGCCCCGCTGCGCCTCCCGGATCGCTCCGTTCTCGTCGACCCACCGGTAGGTATCGACGCCGACGACGACAGCCTTCACGGTCTCGCTCATCACGCGACCCCGTCGATCCGGACGACAGCCTTCGGCTCGACCAGCGCGATCGCCGGCCAGCGGCCCGCGTAGATCCGCTTGTGCACGGCCGGCCGTCCGTCGTCCTCGACCTTCACGTAGATCGGGGCGAAGTTCGGGCCCGGGTCGTAGCTGACCCACCGCTCGGAGGCGTCCGGCCGCTCGTCGGCGATCGTGCCGGCGATCGACGTGTCGAGCAGCAGCGCCTTCGTCGAGGTGATCTGCGGCGTGAACAGGATCCGGGAGAGGCCGAGGAACGGGGCCATCATCCCCGTCTGGATCTGCCCGTTCTGCGTCTCGCGGGGGAGCGCGGAGCGGAGCGCCGTGTTGTTGAGCAGCGCGTCCCGCATGTTCGTGTGCAGCACCAGCGTCGCGCCCTCGAACCCGTTGTAGCCGTTGTCCTGGGTCTCGATCTTCTCCTGGGCGGCGCCGACGTCGGCGATGATGTCGGTGCCCGCGGTCGTCCAGACCGCGGAGGCGTTCATCGTCTGCACCCCGGCGGTGGCGCCCGCGTCCTCGAGGACGGCCATCGCCTTCGTGTCGACGAACTTCACGAGCCTGTTCGCGAGCTTCCGCTGGCCGCGGGCGACCATGTCGCGCTGGTTCCGGCGGATCGCGAGGTTCGTGATCCGGACACCGAACCCGTACTGGCGGACCGGCTCGACCTTGAGCGCCTCCGTCCAGTCGGTGAGCGGGAAGTCGGCGCCCTCGGCGATCTCGTCCGGGTCGTCGTCGACGAAGATCGACTCGGACTGCTGGTAGCGCATCGCGCCGCCGGCGACCTGGTCGGCGGAGCCGCGCACGAACAGCTGGTCGGCGATCAGCCGCTTGTAGACGAGGTTGACCAGCTCCCGCGACAGCAGGGTCGGCTGGTTCAGCAGCGCCTGGACGGTCAGCGTCGGCGATCCGCCTGCCTGCGGCATCCCTTATGCCCTCCCCACCAGGACGCGCCCGGAGGCGGTGTCGGCGATCGCCTCGAGCGCGATCCCGACGACGGCGCGGGCGTTGTTGATGTCGGTGGCGGTGGCGCCGGCGGCGGCGGCCTGCGTCTGCACCGTCCCGTTGGCCGCGGCGACGAGCTCGTCTCCGGCGCTGATGGCGCCGGAGGCGGTGAGCTTGAAGACGTAGCCGAGCACCTGCACCTCGACGATGTCGCCGGCCGCGTCGCAGCTCTGCATCGCGACGCCGACGACCTTCTGGCTCTTCGCGGCCGCCTGGCCGACGGTGTTCGCGGCGGTGATCTCGACGAGGCGGCCCTTCGTGATCGCGGCGGCGCTCTTGAAGCTGAGCTTCGAGCCGGGGTAGTAGACGGGCTGCTGGGAGCCGGTGATCGCCACGCTAGATCAGCTCCTCCACCGGGACGCCCGTGTTGCGGGCGATCTCGGCCTCGTAGCTCTTCGTGACCTCGTCCGCCTCGCCCGGGTCGCCTTCGCGGCCGAGCTCGCGGACGCGCTCCTCGACGACCGGCAGCTCGAACAGCAGCTCGCGCGCCTGGTCGGGGCCGAGGGTCTCGTACCGCTTCTCCCACTTCTCGACGTCTGCCGGGTCGAGGCGCCCCTCCCGGGTCGCCTTCTCGATGTCGGTGTCCCGCGCCATCTCGAACAGGCGCTGCTCGGCGGCTTCGGCCTTCGCCTTCACCTGCTCGAACTCGCGGCGCTGCTCGTCGGCCTCGTTCTTGCGGGTCTCCGCCTCCTCGGCCTTCCGGGTGGCCTCGGCGAGCTCGTTCGCGCGGGCGTCGACGGCCGCCGTGATCGCGTCCTCGGTCAGGTCGCCCTCGACGCCGAGCTTCTCGCGGAGCGCCGCGAGCTGCTCGTCGGTGAACTCGAACCGTGGCATCGGGGTAGATTCGGCAGCAGCCGCGAAAACGCGTGCGTACTCCTTCGCGACTGCGATCCAGCCTTCCTCGGCGCGCGTCCAGTCGCTCGACGGCGAGAGCGTGACCTCGCCGTTCGCGTCGCGGGCGAAGGGGATCACGTAGGCGGTGCGACTCTCGTCGTAGTAGTCCATGGCGAGCGCCTTGTCGCCGGCGACGTTCACGTCCGACACCCAGAACCGCGGCTCGTTCATGCCGCCGGTCGGCGGCCCGTTCAATGCCCGCGCGACCGCGTCTCTGAGCGACCCGAAGCTCTCGCCCGGTTCCCACACGAGTTGCCCCTCGGCGGCGTAGACGACGAACGCGCGAACGTCCGGCGGCCGGGGAAGCTCGGCGCGCTCGTACAGCGCGACGACGTCGTCGAGCGTCTGGACGGCAGGCAGCTTCGCTCCGAGCCACGCAAGCCCGGTGACGACCCAGTCGTACGCTTTCTGCGTCACCTGAGAGGTGACGCGGGACAGCTCGGCCGACCGCGTGCGGTAGGCGCCCACCTTGACGAGTTGCGCGAACTTCTTCGGGACAGCCCTCGCGTCCATGACCAGCTTCGCGCCGCCCGTGTCGGGGTCGTCGACGACGCGCGCGGTGGCACCGTCGAGCCAGCCGACCGCCGGCATCTCCCCCGGCGTGGGTACCGCGAGGGCGCTGTTCTTCACCAGAGTCTGCGCGTCCGAGTGGCCGATCTTGTTCGGCGCCTTGATCTCGGCGGCGAGCGCCCGGTTGGCGGCGGCGATCGCCTCCAGCTGCTCTCGCGTCCAGAAGTCCCCCTCCGGCGGAGAGCCGACGCCGTGCACGGGACCGCCGGTCGAGAGCACCTCGACGTCGGGCATATCCACCGTCTCGAGCTCAGGCACGGTCTAGATTCGGATCAGGGGCGCTGCTCCACCCCGGCGACGGTGAGGAACAAGTAGCCGCCGAACGTGAACGTCTCCATCTCCGACCGGTCCCGCTGGTCCGGGTTCGCGGCGAACGCGAACCGCACCCGCTGCACCTCCTCAGACGGGAACACCGCGTCCGGCACCAAGAGCACCTCGGTGAGGCAGCGCGCGTAGCCGAGCACCTTCTCGTAGAGGACAGGGAAGTCCTCGCCGGCGGTGCGGCCCGCCCAGACCGCGACGACGAGGCTGGAGCCGAGGTCTCCGTCGTACTGGTCGATCGTCAGGTTCTCGAGCACCGCGTCGGGGATCGCGACCTCGACCACCGGGAACTCGCCGCCGCCGTAGCGGGGCAGGCCGCCGAACACGTAGCCGAGGCCAGGCCGGGGCGGCTCGAGGTCGCCGCCGTCGTCTGCGACCGGGTCGAGCTGGACGCCGCCCTCCGCGTTGAACGCGGCGACCCGGGCAGGCAGCTGGTCGCGGAGGCTCGCGATCGTCGTCCGGATCCGCGGCGCGAAGAGATCCACGCGTTAGGTTCGGCCTCAGAGGCGGAGCCGGCGGATCAGCTCGTTCGCGTACTCGGTCGCGGTCTCCTCGACGTCGCGGCGCGCCCCGGCCGGGAGCCGCTCCGGGATCAGCGGCCTGGCCGGCATCCGCTCGGTGCCGTCCTGGTGGTAGGCGACCTTCGGGTCGTCGATCCAGAGGGTGAGCGTCCGTGGTGTCGCCTCGCGGCGCGGCTCGCTCGCCGCCCGTCGCAGCACACCCTCCCGGATCAGGATCGTCCGGCCCGGATAGCGGGTGGCCTTCCACGCCGCATAGGTGGGGGAGAGCGGCGCCCACGTGTGGCCGCCCCAGCCGCCCTCCGTCTCGAACTGGACGCGCATCCAGCCGATGAACACCGGCAGCAGCAGCGGCCAGAACGGGCGCAGATCGTTGAGGAACAACTCGAGCTGCCGGAGCTTCCGGTCGAGCTCGTCGTCGCCGGTCAGCCTGATCGTGATGTAGTCGCTCATGCCGGGACGGGGACGGCGCGGCAGCGGCAGCGGCGGCCACCGAGACACTCAGGATTCGGCCCGAAGTCCGGCAGCACCTCGAACAGCGCGTCGAGGGAGGCGAAGACGTGGCCGTCCCAGGGCGCGCACACGTCGCAGAGGCCGGAGTCGTTCACCGCCGTGTACTGCCAGGCCGTGACGAGATCTGCGTGCTGCTCGAACGTGTCGGCGAGGCCGGACACGAACACCGGCGAGACGAGGTCGGCGGCGGCGAACCGGGCGCCCTTGACGCGGCGGAGAGCCCGGATGATCGCCTGCTGGGCGATCGTGCCGAAGTCCAACCCGACCGCCTCCGCGTGCACGCGGACGGTGACGTCGGCGAGCCGTGAGTCGAGGATGCCGGCCCACCAGTCGGGCGGCTGCTCGTAGGCGCGACCGGGCACCGGGTAGCCCATCGAGCTGAGCTCGGCGAGCGCGTGCGCGCGCCCGGCGGCCCGGAGGTCGCGGAGGATCCGGCGCATCTCCGGAGTCGCCTGCAGGACGGCGCGGCCGCCTTGGCGGCGGGCGATCGCGCGGGCGACACGCGCCTGCTCCGCCTGGATCTCCTGCTCGAGCTCGTCCTTCGCCGTGTTGAGCAGGCGGTCGATCTCTTCCACTGCGATGTGCTGCTCGGCGGCGGTGAGCCGCCGGCCGATCCGCAGCTCCAGCCGGGACCAGCCCGCCACGGCGGTCACGGGGTGACGCGCTGCTCGCGGACGGTGAAGTAGTCCTCGCCGGCTGCCTGGGCTGCGCCGGTGCCTTGGCCGCGCCACCAGTGCTCGCCCGCCTGGACGGGCGTGAAGCTCGCTTCCCAGACGCCGGTCGTGACGCGGGCGGCGGGGATCGTGGTCACGGTGCCGTTGGGCTCCTCGACGTAGGCGGTCGCCGCGTCGGGGTCGGTGAGGACACCGGAGACCTTGAAGGTGAGGGTGAGGACGATGACGTCGCCGATGTCGTAGCTGCCTGGCACGGTCTAGGTTCGGCGGCTGCCGAGCCCCAGCTCGGCCAGGGGACGGGTTCCGAGGGTGACGGTGGCGGCGCGGGTCGAGAGCGTCAGCTCGGTGCGGGCGCGGCTTGCGAGGGTGACGGTGCCGGGGACGACGAGCCCGGCGACGGTGACGGTCTGCGCCAGGTCGGTCTCCGTGGCCTGCCCTGCGGGGCGGAGCTTCGCGGCGACGGCCGTGAGGGCGGCTGAGGTTTCGGTGGCGAGGCCGACGAGCAGCCGCTTCGCCCGGCCCAGCGCGGTGGCGAGCTGCGTCTCGGCGGCCTGGCCGATCGTCTTCGAGTGGGCGGGACGGATCGGCTGGCCGGTGTCCGTCTCGGCGGCCTGCCCGGCGGCGTGGGTCTTCGACCGGCCGACCGGCTGGGCGGTCTGGGTGTCGACGGTCTGGCCGACGGTGAGGATGTGGCCGCTCGAGCTCACAGGCTGCGACGTGTCCGTCTCCGCGGCCTGCCCTGCGGGGCGGGTCTTGATGCGGCCGGTGAGGCGGGCGAGGCTCGTCTCGAGCGCCTGGCCGAGCGTGCGGGCCTTCCGGTGGGTGGCCGCGAGCGCGCTGTCGGTCTCGGTGGCCTGGCCGATCGTGCGCGCGTGCGCCGGCCTCACCTGCTGGGCTGTGTCGGTCTCCACTGGCTGGCCGACCGCGCGGGTCTTGCGTCTCGTGGCGGGCTGGCTCGTCGACGTCTCCAGCGGCTGTCCGAGGGTGCGACGCTTCGAGCGCGTGACCGGCTGCGAGCTGCTCGTCTCGGCCGTCTGGCCGATGGTGCGTGCCTTCACACGGCCGGCCGGCTGCGCGGTCGAGGCTTCCGCCGGCTGGCCGATGGTGCGGGTCTTCCGTGCCGTGAACGGCTCCGCCACGTCGGTCTCGGCCGCTTGTCCGACGGTGACGGTGTGGCCTGAGGCTTTCGTGATCGTCTGGGCGAGGCTTGTCTCGGTGGCCTGGCCGATCGTGCGTAGCTTCGACCGGCTGACCGGCTGCGCCGCGTCGGTTTCGAGCGCCTGCCCGACCGTGGTAGCGGGCGCCGGGCCCGGGTAGGAGGTGCCGCCGGCGTAGACCTCGTCGAGCCACCAGGTCGCGGCGGCGGCGCCACCGTTGTTGCCGAAGTAGACGGCGTCCGCGTAGGCGCCGGTGTCCTTGTTCGCCGGGCTCGTCGCCGTCTCGGTCGGTGTCGTGCTGTCCGGGCTGTTGAACAGCTTGATCTCGACCTGGCCGTTGACGGTGTCGTGGACGATCCGGTACTCGATCCGGATCAGCTGGCCGGTCGCGACCGTAGAGCTGGTGTCGACGAACGCGCCGGAACGGATCGCACGGACCACGCCGGTCGTGAGGATCTGCAGCTCGACGACGAGCACGCCGCCGGAGGTGATCTGGGCGAACCGGATGCTGTCACCCGTCGGGAGCGCCGTCAGGTACAGGTAGACGCGGCCGGTGTGCTCCAACCGGCGCCCGAACCTTGTTGTCCATCCGGCACGGGAGACGGCGCCGGAGCCGGTCTGTGTCACTTTCGCGGAGAGGCTGCCGCGTGCCGGGTGCTCGCCACCGTAGACGAGCGCCTGGCCGACGCCGACGGTGACGACGTCGAACGGGGTGGCGCCGCCCGGGTCGGTCGTCGCGATCGTGGCGCCCAGGGTGCCCGCCTCGAAGTTCGCGCTGACCGGGGGGAGGAGGCGCGCTACGGGGCGCGCGGCGTCTTGCTCGCTCGCCTGCCCGATCTGCTTCGACTTCGCCCTCGTGATCGGCTGCGCCAGGTCGGTTTCGAGCGCCTGGTTGGCGGTCGGCGGCGTGTAGTCGACCTCGAGCCGGACGAAGTCGAGCTGGCCGGTCATCGCCGTGTTCGTGTTGCCCTTCGAGCAGCGGACCCGGCCGACGACACGACCCGCCGTCTTCAGGTCCGCGAGCGACGGGAGCGTGCCGAACGCGAACGTGGACTGGGCCTCCGCGGTCGAGGTCTGCGTCACCTCAGCCGCTGAGTCGGCGACGTTGTTGTTGCGCCCCTGCACGCCTAGGGTGCCGCCGTTGACGGCGGCCGTCATCCCCCACTCGACGACCAGCCGGACCGCCTGGATCGTCGAGCCCGGAGGCAGGCTCAAGGCGGGGAACCCGAAGTCGCCGTTGACGGTCGCGTTCTTGGCGGGGGCGGCCGTCGCGTAGACGTTGTCGCCCGCCGCCGCGAACGCGTTGCCCGGGTTCGTCCAGCCGGTCGTGACCGCCGTGTGCCGGTCAGCAGCCTGCGTCAGCGTCGCCACTGACACCCCCTCGGCTCGTGCTCGCCTTCAAGTCGGCCTCGCCCGCGTAGATCGGGTTGCGGCCGACGCTCATGCACACCCCCGGCAGGTGCAGGTCTAGGTAGGGGCCGTACCGGACGCCCTTGTTTGTGCGCCGCCGCCGCGGCTCCACGTGCACGCCGAGCTCTAGGAGCCGTTCGCGGCCCGGCTGGACGGCCCACCAGGAGCCGAACCGCATCGGCGCCTACGAGGCGCGGAAGAAGCCGGCGGTCGCGATCTGGGCGGTGATATCGCTGCCGTCGGGCGTCAATACGAAGTCGTGCTGGGTGAGCGGCACCCGGGAGGTGTCGGCGCCGCCGACGTCCTCGCAGACGACCAGATCGTTCCAGCCGTCCCCCGCGGCGACCGCCGTCCAGGTCTGGTCGGCGATGTCGACGTCGACCCGGTCGTTCGTGTTGTCGACCGTGAGCGTGACGGACGCGTTCGCGATCGACTTCCGCGCGTAGCCGGTGTTCGTGACCTCGTTCGTGGTCCCGGCGACGACGGCGGAGACGGTGGTCTTGTCGATCAGCACCGCGTCGGTCTCGATGCCGGCGGTGGCGAGCGCGAGCACCTGGATGTTCGCGCCGTCCCGGATCTTCTCTGCGATCGAGCCCTTGGCGATGTTGTAGGTGAAGTCGGCCACCGCGGGCTCTCAGCCCTTCGCCTTGGCGAGCCGGCAGCGGTACTCGTGCGAGACGCGCCACCCGGACGGCTCCGTGTCGTCGGGGTACTTGCCGGGCGGCTCGAGGATCGTGTAGCGGAGCGGGCCGCCGTGGAGGTGGAGCACGATCTCGTCGCCGGTGATCACCGGGTCCCTGGGGTAGGCGGAGACGCCGGGCGGGACGGGGCTGCTGGCGGCGCGCGGGTTCGTGAACTCGAGGTAGCCGTCGGCGAGGGCCCGGGCGACGAAGCTGTCGGAGAAGTTGTGCTCCGCCGGCGGGTCGCCGACGAGCTCGACCCGGTCGAGCGGCCACGGCTCGAGCAGCGCCCCGGCCGGGAGCTCGTCGCTGGGGAGGGCGCCGGTCTTGTCGGGGTGGTTGCGGGCCGGTTCGGGGCCGGTCTTGTCGGCGTGCTTGACCAGGTGCAGCATCGTCGCCTCCAGATTCGGCAGCGGCCGCCCATGTCGCGCCGCCCGATGCTCGGCCACGAGGTCGAGGCGGTCTACGCGCAGCAGCTGGCGGCAGTCCGGGCAGCGCGCATAGGCGGGCACCTCGCCGTCGCGGAACCCCCAGTGCGCCATCGCTCAGCCGGCTGCCTGGCTCCCGTTCACGACGGCCGGTGCGCGCGCCAGGAGTGCGGCTTCCAGGTGCGGGCGCCGCTCCGGATCGCTCGCTCGTCGAGCACGGGCGCATCTGCGATGTCGGAGAGCAGCGCCGCCGGGATCTCGTCGCCCTCGAGCTCGCGGACGACGTCGGCTGCCTCGGCGGCGCGGCCCTGCTCGTGCAGCTCGCGCCACCGGCGGATCCGGTCGGCGCGGTCGTCGCGCCTCTCGGTCATGCCGCTGCCGCTCCCTGGTCGGGTGGCGCCGGCGGCAGACCCCCGCCTTCCGGCTGCACGACCGTCTCCGGCGGCAGCGGCGCCTCGGGCAGCTCCGGCAGCCGGTTCAGCCCGCGCACGTAGTTCTGGACGTCGCGGTCGCTGAACGTGAAGCCGGCCTGCTGCAGGTCGGCGAGGATGCGGGCGAGCTTCTCGACGTCCTCCGACTGGATCTTCGCGACCCGCAGCTTCGGCGCCTCGTACTCGGTGCCGAAGTTGACGTCGACGATGCGGCGGATCACCTGCTGCTGCCGTTGGGCGGCGAGGTCGCCGGCGATCGCCTCGACCGCCATGTAGAACGGCTCGTCCTGCACCTCCGCCACCGCCCTGGAACCGGACTGGGTCGAGCCGAGCGCCATGAACTGCTGCAGCCCGGCGGCGAGGACGTAGAGGTCGTAGCGTTGCAGCAGATTGACCGGGTCGGGGAGCACGCTCGCGCCGCCCTCGATCTGGAGGCTCCACCCGTTCGGGTTGTCAGGGGTCGGCTCCGGCCCCTCGAACGCGACGTAGGCGCGCTCATGCGTGCGGATCGACCGGCCGATCTCCTCCGCCTTCTCGAGGTCGGCGGCGCTGCCGTTGGTCGGGTAGCGGACGACCGGGATCCCGGCCGCCCACCGGTCCCAGGCGATCCCGGCCGCGATCATCAGCTGCTTCTTCAACGCCCACGGCCCCCAGGCGGCCCGGAGCAGGGACACGCCCTCCCAGCGGCCCGGCTCCTCGTCGAGCACCGTGAACGCGAGCTTGTCCCCCGGGATCGGCCTGGTCTGGGAGAGGTTCTGCTCGACCCGGCGGATCCGCCCTTGGTCGAACTCGATCTTCCTGACGGTGCGCGGCGGCCGGGGCGCGAGCCGGGCGAGCGGCCTGACGAGCCGACTGGTGCCGTCGAAGTCCCAGCGGACGGGGTCGTCCCAGACGAGCTCCTCCAGCATCGACCCCCACCGCAGCGCGAGCAGCGCCTGGTCGAGCTGCCGCGGCCACGGGGCCGCGAGGTGCCCGTCGCCTTCCCAGTCGCCGACGCCGAGGTTGCGGGCGACCACGTCCCGGACGAGGAGATCCTGCCCGTCCTCCGAGGCGGGGTCGAGCTCCCAGGTGGCGCCCCGGATCGGCAGCCTCTGCATCCACAGCAGGCTCTTGACCACGCTGTCTGTGAGCGCCATCTCGTCGTAGACGTCGTACTTCGCCTGCCCGGAGAGGACGGGGTTGATGTCGGGGCCGCCCGCCTCGTACTGGGCGGCCCACCATTCCCGGTCGGTGCCGTACTCGCCGCGCGGCGGCGCGGTGGCGGTGGCGTTGCGGCGTGTGATGTCGAGGCCGAGCAGGCGCACGATCCTAGGTTCGGCTCCGCCTAGAGCGGCATGTCGTAGCGGACGTCGCCGACCCCGTCACGGCGGCGGTGCGGCGACCGGCCGGCGGCACCGTCGAACTCCGGGTCGTGCTCGACCGGCGGCGGGAACTTCGCGACCGCGTAGTAGGCGAGCGCCCGCAGCGCGTGGTTGTGGATGTCGTCCTCCGGCCTGGTCGAACCCTTCCGCCGGTTCCCCGAGTACGGGTCGACGGGCCAACGGTTGTTTCGGAAGTGGCGGGCGAGCTCGGCGGCGTTCACGCCGCAGATCCGGAGCGGCTTAGGGGTGCCGAGCAGCAGCCGCTTCACCGCCGCGATCGTCGTCTCGACGCGCTGCAGGTGTCGCGGCGGCCCGATGATCGAGAACCCCTGCCGGCGGTACGCGATGAACTCGGAGGGTCCCGTGGTGCGCCCGTACTCGCCCGACGGGTCACCGTAGCCCTGCATCTTCAACGTCCAAAACGGTGTCGTCTCGCGGGCCGGGACGCCGAGGCGGAGCAGCAGCTCGCGGAGCGCGGCCGCCACGAGCTCGGGGGTGGCGGTCGTGCCGACACGGTCGCCGACCTCGAGCAGCCCGATCGCGTTCAGCTCGCGCGGCGCGTCCTGCAGCACGACCACCGCGGTGACGTCGAGGCCGAAGTCCCAGGCGAACTCGACCGGCAGCGCCGGGTCGTACCTGATCCCCTCGGGGACGACGTGGCGTTCGGTCTGGAACTCGCTGTAGACGCGGGCGGTGAGCGCTGCTTCACGGTCGATGTCGAGCTCGCGGGCGACCTGCTCGTCGGTCTTGCCGATCACCGCCTGGTCGTACCAGGGGGAGGTGAGCTTGCCGGGGTAGCGGTGCGCGACCGGCGCGCGCGGCGTCCAGTCGAGCCCGGCGAGGACGCCGGCGCAGAGCGCGCAGCCGGGGTCGTCGCCGGCGACGTGGACGCCTTGCCCGTACACCGGGTGCGTCGACCAGTGCAGCCGCAGATACGTCCACCCCTCGGGCTCCTGGTCGGCGAGGCGGGCGTGCACGTTGTCGTCGCCGTTCACGGTCGACAGGTACGCCTTCCCGGCCGGGCAGGCGTCGTCGATCGCGCCGTGGACGAGCTCGCCGTGCCGGACGAACGCCGCCTCGTCGATCAGCGCGTAGTCGAGCGTGGAGCCGCGGAACGGCGAATCCTTCTGCCCCTCCCCGTAGACGATCGACCCGGTCTGCAGGTTCTCGATCTTCGCCGGCCCCTGGTTCGACAGCGGCCAGAACCGCAGCCGGCCGAGGCCGGGCGCGCGATCACGGTCGACGCGGTCGGCGATGTAGCGGACCTTCCCGAACAGGCTCTTGAGTGTGTTCCGCTCGCCGCCATCGTCGATCTCGTTCCCGTTCGTGTGAAGCGCGCCGCCGACGACGCGATGGTGGAGCAGGATCCAGCAGATGACGGCGGCGAACAGCCACGTCTCCCCGATCTGGCGCGACTTCTCGATCACCACGTTCCGGAACCGCAGCTCCCCCGCTGCGGCGAGCTGGTCGAGGTCGATCCAGGCGCCGATCGTGCGCTCCTGATCGGGGAACAGGCGCATCCGGATCGGCCTGACGCGGCGGCGGATGCCGTCGTCGGCGAACACGCTCGCGATCCACACGTGCTGGTTGATCCAGCCGACCGGGTCGCGCGCCCACCGCTCCTGTGCGGTCAGCTCGATCTGGCGCTGCTCCTCGGCCGCGAACCGGAGCTCGAGCTCGCGCGCGGCCGCCGCCGCCGCCTCGGCGAGGCCGGCCATCAGCAGCCGGGCGGGCGCGCCTTGAGCATCGGCATCGCCAGCCGCCGCAGCTCGGTCGCGAGCAGCGCGTTGAACGCCAGCCGGCTCGTCTTCTCGTCGCCGTCGGGGAGCGCGAGCGTCTCGTCACGGAGCCGCTCCCACTCGGCCGCCCCCTCCGGGATCGGGAGCCGGCTGATCCGGAGCGCCTCCTCCCGCACCGTCGCCATCGTCACGCGCGGATCGGCACCGTCACGTCGCCGTCACGTTCGAGCAGCGACCCCCAGGTGCGGACGGTGAACGTGAACCGGCCGAACCGGCCCCAGCCCGGCCCCCAGCTGTTCCAGCACTCGACCAGCGCGTCGAGCGGAGCCCCCGACGGGGCGGGGTGGTAGCCGACGACGAGCACCTCGTGGCCGCCGCGGACCTCGCCGGCGATCTCGACCTTGCCGTGATGGTCGGGCCGGTCGAAACCGTCGTACCAGTCGATCCCGGTCACGACCGGGCCGAGCTGCAGCGCTTGCAACGCGTGGTCGACGCCGAACGCGTGCTGGTAGCCGGTGAGGAACCCGAGCTCTACGGCGGCCTTGCAGGCGGCGAGCCCTGACGAGCCGGTGTCGTCGGGCGGCCATTCGCCGGGGAACCCGTCCAGCTTGGTTGCCATCGCGTAGACGGCGACCGCGTCGCGCTCCAGGAGCAGCCGCCCGTAGCGTCGGTGGAGCGGCTCGGTGTTGCAGGCGCCGGCGACCGCGTTGCCGGTGCACGAGCCGACGCTGCCCTGGTCGAAGACGTGGCCGTGACGCTTGTGCCGGATCCGCTGCAGCGGGGCGTCCGAGACGGCGGCCGCGTAGCGGCGGCTGCGCTGGTCGTGCTCGACGTGGCGGCCGAGACGGCCCGCCCCGCCCGCCTTCGGGTCGTGCTCCCCGATCCGCCGGAGCTGCTTCACGGGTACACGACCGCCTGCCCGGCGACGAGCATCTCGGTCGCGAGGTCCCTGGCGTAGCCGGCCCCGAACGCGATCTGCGCGTCGACGCGGCCGCCGTACTTGTCCCACCCGTGCGACAGCACCCGCACCTCCGTGCCGGGCGGGACGAGCGATTCCGCGTACATGCGGGCCTGCTTGCCCGCGTCCGTTGAGAGCTCGGGCGCGTTGATCCCGAACACGCGGCAGCGGGCGTAGACGGTCAGGTCGAACCCGAGGTCCAGCCGGGCGTGGATCGTGTCGCCGTCGACGACCTTGTCGACGATCCCCGGGTAGGGGCCGAACACCATCAGCCGTCTTCTTCCTCGACCGGCGTCTCCGCCGCCCAGGCGCTGATCGCCGCGTACCAGCAGGCGAACCAGGACATGGCGACGACCCAGGCGACCGACCGGGCCCAGACGATGCTGGCGGCGGCGCCGGGGCCGAGCCAGAGCAGCGCTACGGTGAGGTGGATCCGGCGGCGGTGACGAGCACGCACACGTTAGGTTCGGCGGGCGGGCCTAGCGTCGACACTTGCCGACACGGACCGTCAGACCGAACGGGAGCGGGATCTCTACCGCCCATGCCCACACCGGATCGTCATGCGTGCGGACGCCCGGCAGGTAGACCCAGAGCGGCGAGGGATCGCCCCACTTCCGATCTCGCCGCCAAAGCCAGAGCCAGACCGGCTCCGCGCGACGACGAGGCACGGGCGGCCTGCGCATCACGCTCGGAGGGTGAGCACCTGGTCGGCGGGGTCGAGCTCGAACGCGCTACCGTCGTCGAGCACGACCCGACCACCGGCGAAGAGTGCGACGAGTGCCTCGCGAAGGACCGCGAGAACCGCTGCTCGTAGACGGAGCCGGAAAGAACGCGCAACCGCAAGCGGCCCAGTCGATGCCGCTCCGCGCCGCATAGCGATCAAAGCAGAACAGGCAAAGCACGCTCTCTCGGTGGCGCGCCGGAACCACGGCGCGCCACACCTCGTCCGGGACCGCAAACCCCACGGGGTTCTCGCGCCAGCACCGCTTACACGTTTCCCTGCGAAGCCGGGGACGAAGCCGGTAGTCGGCTCGGCGCAGAAGCGTAAGCGGATCAGATTTCAGACTGACCCACCACCCGGCCGTCGGTGCTGAGGATCTCCCAGGGGGCGAGGCCGCCCGCGTCGTGGGCGAAGATCGTGTCGCCGGGCCGCAGCTCGGCGGCGACGGTGACGACGACGGCGCGCCCGGTCACAGCGGCGCCCCGCAGCTCACGCAGCTCGCCGGCCGGTGCCAGCCCGGGAGCCCGTTCGGCGGCTCGAGGTAGCTCCGCCAGCCGCACCCCGCACAGTCGACGAACCAAGCTCCAACAGCCGCTCCCGCAACCGGCCCTCCAGCTCGTCCGCCCTCGCCAGCGCCTCCCCCACCAGCCACCGGCGCATCCGGTCCGACCGGCGAGCCACCTCCGCCTCCGAACAGCCGAGCCGCCGGGCGATCTCCGACCGCGAGCAGCCCTCCCCCATCAGCGCCCCAACCGTCCGGATCGTCTCCCGGATCTCCGCTGGCGCGGTCTGCCACGGGATCCACTCCAAGATCCCCGTCAACGAAACCTCGCGTGTCGACGACCCGGTGCTGGCCATGCCTCCCCCTCACTTTACGGAAATGGTCGTACGCGTCCTGCCACAGGCTCGTATACGCGAACACGCCGAACCGGATATGCGACCGCGAGTCGTAGTGCTCGCTCACGATCCACAGCTGCGCCAGCAGGAACGCGACCGCCTCCTCCCGCTCGCACGGCTCCACGTCGATCGGGTCCCGGCGCAACACCTTCTCCAGCACCTTCCGCACGAACGCCTCCCCGTCGACACGCTCGTCACGGCGGAACCTCGGACAGTGGCAGCGCGCCCGCTCCGGATGCCGCCGGCTCGGCTGGTTCACATGCCAGCAGCCGCGGCCCGGCCGGTGCTCGCCACGAACATGGCCGCACTCGCAGAACTCCAACCCGCCGGCCAGCATCGTCACGGCCCCTGATTCCCCTCCCCGATAGCGAGCGCCTCATTCACCGCCGGCAGAAACCGCGACCGGAACACACGCACGAAACTCGACCGCATTTCATTCCCGAGCAGCTCCACCGCCACATCATCCACCACCCGGACAGCGACCTCCATCGCGGTCCGGAACCCGGCCTGCACCTCCGCAAGCGCCAGCTGATCCGTCGCCTGATCCGTCTCCAACCGGTAGATCCGGTGGATCTCAGGGAACTTCGCGAACACCAACTCCGGCGGCAACTCGTCGATGCTCAGCTCCACCCGATCCGCCGCCGCATCGAAAATCCGGAGCAGCTGCGCCGTCCGCTGCTCCACCGTCTTCTCCGCACGACGCATCGCCCGCTCCTGCGCCTCACGGATCCGGCGCTCCCACTCGTACACCTTCGCCCAGCGCCTCACGCTCGTCTCGCTCGCCCCGACTCTGCGCGCGACTTCGGCGTAGGTGCGGTTCGGGGGTTGCAGGTTGGCGAAGATCTCGAAGGCTGCGGCGTGGTCGAAGTCGTGGCGGCTCATGGTCGGCTGGGGCCGAGGGGGGCTTTTAAAAGCCCCCCTTCGGGTACGGTCCCTTGTACGCATTTGCAGGGGTTTCAGAAATCGGTTTCGGTCCTTGTACGGTCCCTTGTACGGTCTCAGAAAAGCGTGCAAGGGGCGTGCAAGGGGTGGGTTGGCTCCTTGCACGGTCGCATGGTTGAGCGGAAAAGCGTGCAAGGAGGCGTGCAAGGGTCATGTGAGGGTGAGTGAGGGGCCGTTGTAGATGTAGACGGCCTGGTCGGTGGCGCCGCCGCGGCCTCCGGGGCGTCCTGGGAGCTTGATCAGGCGGTCTGTTCGGACGAGCTGGTCGAGGCGGTAGCGGACGCGTTCGACTTCGTTTCGGGTGGGGTCGGGCTTGTTGTAGACGGTTCCGGCTGCCGCCTGGGCGGTAAGGCCGGCTGAGCCGGAGCGGAGGACGATGTCGACGAGGTCGGTGCCGTGTTCGATTTCGCTGGTGCCGGTCGGGTGGTCGTGGCGGATGTTCCAGGGTCCGATTTCGTCTAGGGGCTGTTTGAGGTGGCGTAGTTCGACGATGGGGTCGCCGGGGTTTCCCCAGAGGAGGATTACGCTGCCCATTACGCCGTAGATTAGGCGGCTGCCGTAGCTGTCGGTTAGTTCTCGGGGTGGGCGGCTCATTCCGACTTCGGGTTTGCGTGGGTGGTGGAGGACGAGGAGCTCTACGCCGCTCGCGATCAGGTGCTGGATGCAGGTGGCGATGCGGCCGCCGGCTTCGTCTTTCGCGACGTCGACGGCGACGTCTTTGAGGCTGTCGATGACGATGGTGCCGGCGTCGAATTGTTTGGCGAGGCGGGTGAGGATGGTGCGGTCCTCGTTCAGCATGTGGGGGAGCGGGCCGCGCCAGACGGTGAGGCGTTCGTCGAGGTGTGCGCGCTGGTCGGGGTGGAGCATCCGCCGCATCGAGCGGGCTGCCTGGCGGGGCCGGTCGGCGGCGATGTAGAGGACGCGCCGTTCGTCGGGGGTGACGGGCATGCCGAGGAGGGTGGTGCGGAGGCCGGCGCGGGCGAGGGCGAGCTGCTGGCCGAGGGTGGTTTTGCCGACGCCGTCGGGGCCGAGCAGCATCAGGGCTTCGCCTGCTGACCAGGCGATGGCGGTGTCGTCGCCCCAGAGGCGGATTCCGTCGGGGTCGGTTGGCTGGTCGAACACGAAGGCGCCGCCGTGGATCGCCTCCGGCGGCGGCCCCTGCTCAAGCGGCTGGTCGAGCGCCTGGGCGAGCTGGTCGCGGAGGTCTGGGCTGAGGCCGCCGTTGCGGGAGGCGTCGAGGAGCCGGATCGCGTAGCGTTCGAGCTGGCGGTTGCGGGCGCAGGCGCGGACGATCCTGGCGTAGTGGGCGGCGTTCTTCCAGGCCGGGACGATCGAGGCGAGCTCGTAGATCCGGGTCTTGCCGCCGGCGTTCTCGAGCTGGTGGCTGCGGCTGAGCTCGTGCACGACGGCGGGGGCCTCGGTGGGCTCCTGGCGGGCGTGGAGGTCGAGGATCGCCTGGTAGATGCGGCCGTGGCTCTC